CCGCTGTATCAAGGCCAACAATCCCCGTTCTTTTGGATGGAAGGTGCATTAAGAAATCTGCTGGCACTTTCATTTCAAGAGTGCTTTGCATTTGACCAACATCAAACCAAAGTGCGGTTTCTGGTTCTGGCGCAAATCTGACAGCTTTTTGCACAAGCGGTGTCATGCGTTCTTCTCCATAAGTTTTGCTTGCACTGCTAACGCAAATTCTTCATCTCCGGTATAGGCTAAGTTACAAAGGTAATCAAGGTCTTGCTCAGTCAGCCCCACCCATGTGCGCTGTGCTGGCTGCTCTGTGCGCTGTGGTGGGCTTCTGTGGCTTATTGGCTCTCCATCTTCATCAAAATACACTTCACGCAAACTCCATTTGCCAATCACCGGCTCTTGCTCTGTGCGCTGTGCTTTGCATTGGTCACAATCGTGATTCACACAACCAATCTTTTGCTCAATCTCTTGCCCAAGGCGCTGCACTTCACGCATGGCGTGTTCCGCCAATGCTTCTTTGATGGCGGTGATGTGTTCAAAACATTCCTGTCTGTCATATCCGTACTCATAGAAACCTTCCAACGCCTCAAGCGCCAGCTTCAATGCTTCAATTTGTTGTGGTGTCATGCTTGTCCCCTTGCTTCGATTGACTCTATACACGCCGCAACAGCATGACGCTCCTTAAAACTTGACAATGGTTGCCCAGTAGAATATTTAGAAGACAAAAAAACTTTGAACAACTTTTTGCACTCTTTAACACACGCCTCACGCTCTTTCTCTGCCACCAGCTTGGCAAAGGTTTCAATGCGTGTATCAAACTTTGCATGGTGTTCGTCAAAGCCAGCCTGTCTAGCCATCTTAATGATTCCATCTTGTGTCATTTCAGCACCTCTTGTTCCAACACTGCCATAGCTTCTTCAATTCGTTCATACAGGTAATCTGGCATTCGGTGGTTATCTGCAAATGACCATGATTCAACCGCTGACAACAACTTGATGATTTGTAGGGTTTGTTCTTTAGTCACGATCAATCTCCTCAATTTGCATTTTTAAAGCCCACATATGCTGATATACGGACTGTTGCATTAGCCACTCAAAAAAAATGTCTTGTGCTTGGTTAATACGTTCTGCTTTGATAACTTTCTTGCCTTCAAAAAAGTTCTTGTCACTTGAATATGTCACAAGAAAGGTTCTCATTTCTTCATCCCTCGCACTAGAGCCGCAAAAGACTGCACTGTGTCTCTGCCAAACGGGCCAGCAAACTGCTCTATCTCACGGGCAACCTCTTCCAGGGTGTCATTGCGGTGCAAATGAACAAACTCAGCAGGGTGTGAATGCATGTCCATATGGGCTATTTGCTTCTTACGCCAGCCGCTAGTGTGTTCCCACTGGCCCTGTTTCAAAGCCAACTGCTCAAATGCTTCGTCTTCAGGCTCCATCTTCATTCCTTTCAAACCATTCAGGTTTCAGTTCTTTCAGTTGATAAAGTCTCAAAGGAGGGATGCCACTCTTTCTCCATTTGTAGACAGCGGGAGGGGTAAGGTTGAGAAGCAAAGCCACCTTGTACAGGGTGGTGTGCTTTTGTAGGTCTTGAATGTTCATAGCGGTATAGTAGCAACTATTGTCGGTAAATGCAATAACCCCAGGACTAGGTGAGGTATTATGATGTTGTGTTTGACAATAGGCAATAAAGCAAATACAGTCCACTCACTCCATGTCGGAGTTCAAAGGAAAACCAAATGAAATTAAGCGACTTAATTGAGATCAACACGGAACTAGACAAAGTGTTGACTGCCTACCAAAACCACCGTGGTGGCGAGGCAAGCACAGGCGAATATGATTCCATTGCAAAACCTATTGCAAAGATCATTGGCAAAACAAATGCGTTGATCTGGATTCACTCAAACAACATTGAGTTGGAGGTCAAATGAGCATTGACCAACACTTTGACGGCTTGCTCAACCAGCACCAAGCCAACATCGACAAAGCAGATTCAATGATGGTGGATCGTGAAAAAGCAATTCAAGCCATCATTAGAGAATTTGAAGATCAACATAACTGGATGTTTGACTTAAGTGGCAAAAAGGTCAGCAAGGATCAATTCTTCTTTGAGTTGCTGGGCGACAGTCACAGTGCTTTGCGCCACCAAGAAGACCTCACCAAGGCCTTTGTGATGCTGTTGCAGGGTAACGCTACCCAGGCGGCTTGGCAGGTCCAGGAAACGCTTGCAAACATGATTGCGGAGAAACTATGAGCATCTTCACTAACCTGTTCTCTGGCATCACTTACTTCACCAGTGATTCATTCAAAGCCTCGACTGAGCATACATATGTCAAGTCAGGCGACACATGGATATCTGATGAAGGCCAAGTCATCATCAAACAAGATGATGGGTATCTCAATATGCATACTGGTGTGCATTCAACCTGGGGCGACCCATTTGAGGAGAAGCAATGAACTGGACCCCACCTGAAGGCACAAAGATCACCCGTCCCTGGGTGCATGTTGAGCATAAAAACTATCTGTGGACAAGCGGTGCTGATGTGCAGGCCACTTGGAAGCGATATGGTTGGGTGCCCCCCAGTCTCACAATGGAGCCACCCCCTCCCGAAAAAGAAATCAAGCCCTTAAAAGTAGTTGGGGGTAAGCGATGACCTGGGAAAAGGATGTTGTTCACTACAACATGGCAATGCAACAGTACACAAAGTGTGTTGAATACAAAGAGGTTCAATTGATGCTTGTGTATGAGCGAGACATGCTTGATGAGTATGTTTTAAAAGGCGTACAAACACCTGATGGACAAGACATCATGGACTTGATGCGGGATTCATCTATTCAATATTTGGAGTCAACACTGTGAAAGAGTTTTACCAACAACTGAAAGCAGAGTTTATGCAGTCAGATACAGAGTACTGTTACTACTGCCTGGAACCTAAAGATGACAAGTGGTCATGCTGTAAAGAAAACCACTTTGGGCGTTTTGGTGATCTATATGAAGAGGATCAACATTACATCATCACATCAGAATATGAATTGGCTTTTGGAGAAAAGAAATGAATGTATATAAACGATTGAACATAGCTCGACAGCAGTTTCATGAGGCCCCCCTTAAAAAGTCAGGCCATAACAAATTTGCTAACTACTACTACTTTGAGTTAGGCGACTTCATCATCCCGGCAATGGAAATATTTGAGCGGGTTGGTCTTACTTCTATCATCAGCTTTGGTAAAGAAGAAGCCAGCATGACGATTGTGAACACTGACAAACCAGAAGATCGCATTGTCATCACCAGTCCTATGTCTAGCGCCGCTTTAAAGGGGTGCCATGAGGTCCAAAACCTTGGGGCAGTACAGACATACCTGCGCCGTTATTTGTGGGTTGCCGCCCTTGAAATCGTTGAGCATGACGCACTGGACGCAACCACAGGACAGACAGCGGCACCCAAGCACAGGCCTACAGAGGGCGTGTTGATCGACCCCAAGCGGGAAAGCTTGTTGCGTGACGTTGCCATATCAGTGAAGGACCACATGGACCAAGACGATGTCATGGGTGCCTATGAAGAAGTTTCAGGGATAACCGACTCTGAAGAGAAGACATTCCTCTGGGGATTGTTGGATAGTAAATCTCGGTCTGCAATTAAAAAACAAGCTGAACTAGCGAAAGGAAACTAAGTGGCTGAATTTGACAAAACAAACAGGGGTTCTCTTTCTAAAAACAAAAAGAAGGAGAACGAAACCCACAGTGACTACAACGGGTCTATCAACGTAGATGGCGTTGAATTCTGGTTAAACGCTTGGATCAAAGATGGCAAGGACGGGAAGTGGATGTCTTTGCAAATCAAAAAGAAAGGCGAAACCTTTAGACAGTCTGACCAACCCACACGCAAAAGCGCCCCAATCGCTGATGAAGATATCCCATTTTGATAGGAAAAGAAATGTATAAACTTGAAATGCAAATTATTGGCGGTGGCTTGATCACCATTGAAACCTTCAACTTTAAAAAGATCTGCAAAATTGAAGAGATTGTGCGATCAATTGAAGAAAAAGAGTTCCCTCTTGCAACTAGAGATACTCTTTCAAGTGCGCCCACAAAGCGCAGAGGTCGTCCCCCTGGTATTAAAAACATAAAGGTGAAAAAATGAAAAAGCTATTTGTCCTTGCTTTCGTGCTTGCTTCAACAGTTGCATCAGCCGCCTGCCCAACGTATCAGCCTTACCGCTGTGTACAAGGTGCTAACGGAAAGATGATCTGCGGTTGCGGTATCTAAACAAACGGGGGAAAGCAATGCAAGTACCCCAACTAAAGGAAAAACTATGAATTGGTTTAAGAAACTGTTTGGCACAAACCCCAAGCAAATGGCACGTACAGAAGACCCAGACACCAGCAAGGAAGCCGCTGAGACAGTGCAGTCTTCCCACCTTGAACAACTGGTCTATGAGGTCATCAAAGAATTCCCCAATGGTTGTACAGCAGAAGAAGTAGAACGGGCGCTGTATCAGTACAGGTCCCACAGCATTACCCCCAGGTTCGCACCGCTAATCAGAAAAGGGTTGATTGTCGACACTGGGTTTAGAAAGAAGAGCGGGTCAGGGCGTAGTCAGAGAGTAGTGAGGGCCGTATGATGGAAGTTATTGGATGGTTCCTAGTGCTACTACTTGGGTTTGTAGTAGCCGCCCTGGTGTCGATATCAATACTCTTCTTCACAGACATATGAACACATGGCAATATGCCCTCATTGAACGCACACCAGAGGGTGAAATTGTTCAGCAGATTGATGTGACTGAAGAGATCATATCGATGTACAAGCGCATAGACCTTTTTCAGGCCTGTAGCGAGGCCAGCATAAAGAAGATCTTAGGCGACCCTATGCACTGAGGAAAAGGGCTTTTTCATCGATACGGCGGTTTTGCAAGCCCTTGAGGATCTTTCCACCTGCCATGCAGTACTTCAAAAGTTCTTCACCAGCCCCCGCTTTATCGCCCCGAATAACCTTTTGACGGAAGGTTGATCTTTGTAATGTCCCAAGACCAACATTGAAGCTAAAGCTAACGCAAGCATCATATTCACCTTGGGTAAGTATGACTGGAAGAAACTGGACCACTCCACGTTCAAACCTTGCAAGATCGGCTCTAAGAATTCCATCTACTTCGTCCTTTGAAAACGTGCGGTTATCTTCTGGTTTAAGCGGGTAAGACCCTCTTTGATCCATTGGTAACTTGCCTTGATCTGGGTAAAGAACATGTCCTACTCCTATTGTCCAAAGTTGTGCTGGGCAACGGTATGGTTTGAACCGCACCCCCTCATGGTGCTTGATCATCTCAACAGCTTTAGGGCTGACGTTCATTTCTTAAACGCCTGACCACCAAACCAAAAGCTTACGATACAAGCCCAAATGATCTGGGTTTCATCGTCCCACAGTTGGTTGAGTGCTACATCAAAAGCAACGTCTGTATGCCATGCGTAATAGAAACCAAAAATCTCAACAAACATGAACATAATGAACATGCCGTAAGTAATGACGCTACGGGTTGCCGCTCTCATGTTGATCACCCAAGTGCTGGCACCCTCACCAAGGGCTATATCGTGGGCATAGAGGGCTTGGCGCTCTTGCATAGCTGTCTGGGCATTGGTGACCTCTGCATTGATCTGGATTTGCTCAGTCTGTATATGCTCAATACGTTCCTGCGCTTCAAGGCCAGCTTTCTTTAGGGTCAACTCCCGCTCTGTCTGCATTGCCGCAAGGGCCAACTCATGCTTTTTGTCAGCACGATCTTGAAAAAATTCAAGGATTTTTGGGAGGCCCCCCATGAGGAAACTGACCAGGGATGAGAACAGGGTTATCATTTTTCTGCCTTTCAAGTTGTTTACGGTCGTACTCTAACTGTTGTCGCAAACGCTCCATTCGTTCAATTTGAACTTTGTTTTCTTTTTGTGCGGCAAGGGTGTCGTAGTAGATACTGCCAATCAATGGAAGCATCAAAACAAACACCAGGACCATACAAACGAGCGCAATTAAAAACCCCATCTTACTTTTCGATCCATCACTAGAAGACTGAAGAACAGGGCGAGGTAAAGGAGGAACACTATACATACTGCGGCGTAAATCGCTTTGTCCTGTATTGCGCTGATTACCCTTCTTCGTTGCCATGCCGCTTCTCTTTGCCTTTGTTCCTGGGCCAACCTTGCTTCTTCTTGCTCTTGAATGATCTGAACTCTCATTGCGTTAACCCGTGTGTACAAGTTACCCAACTCGGGTGGACTTTGATACACCATGATCTCTCGGATCTCTTTGGCTAACTTCTCAAACTGTGTCTTGGCTAACTCTCTGTTTAACGCCGACTCCATGATGTTTTGATTCGGGTCATAAACAGTTTTAGACTTTTCTTCTTCCTCTCGGATGTGGTCAGCAAGCTGTTGTTGAACTTTGAAAAACTGAGACAGATTTGCCGCCAGATCAGCCACAACTCGGTTCTCATCCCAAACCTCGGCTTCAGCCTTCTTAGGCTTGGGTGCAACAACAGCGGCACTTGGTTTAGGTTTCTTCTTGAAGAATCCAAAAAAACCTCCGACTTCTTCTGCAATTGCCTGTACTTCTTTTGCCGCCTTTTGAGCAGAAGCAACAGTACCCTTTACCTCTTTGTATAACTCACACCCTTTGCGGATAGCGGCAACACAGCCATTTGCCATCGCCAGTAGGGTGAGAGGGTCCACATCAGGTCTTGTCTTGTTTGTTGTCTAGCTTGTTGAAGATCTGTTTCAGGATGTCTTTGATCTCTGCAATGTCAGCACGATAGTCATCTTTTGTGACATATGCGTGAGGCATGTTGTTGATCTTGTCTTCAAGCTTGGTAATCTGTCTAGTCAATGTGTTGATCACATAGACAGCAAGAAACCCTGCAATGCTGACAATGGCATTGAATAGTTGTTGGACTTCCATGATTACCTCGGTGGTACTGAGCGGTAAGGACTGCCAAGCTTTTGAGCCTCTTTGTAGGCATCCAATTGCTTCTTGGTCAGTGTACCTGGAGCAAGGTCAGATGGTGTCATACCCATAGGCAATAACGCTTCTCCAATATTACTCATGGCTTCTTTAAAAGTAGAAGCATTGGCAAACCCAGGTATAGCCATCAAAGCGGCGGCACCACCACCAGCCTTCATTGCTTTCTTCATCTCATGGGTAAGGTTGATCTTTGGCCCAGCAATGTTTTCTTTGCGGTATTGAAGGATCTTTTCTTTCTCTTCTGGTTGCAAGCTTCCACCTTTGCCAGGAGGAAATTCAGGCGTGTAGCCCAAGATATCTCTGACTTGGTTATATGCAGACAACGCTTCAGGACCATTCCCATACAAAGAAACAAGGTGTTTTTTCATTGCTTGCTGACCTTTGGTCAACTTCTCTTCATCAGGCGCAATGGCTTGCTTGGGTGGTCGACCACCAGTTTTCTTGGTTTCTGTTTCAGGAGGAGGCACAGAAGCCGCAGGAGCAGTCTGCACAACAGGAGGCGCTACAGAGGTTGCAAAGGCTTGATCAAGAGATTGAACAGAAGGAGGTGCTACAGGCGCAGATGGCTGGAACCCAGGCTGACCCATCATGGGAGGCTGTGTCTTAGCGGCTTGCTGTGCTTCGTACAGTTCCAACAACTTTTGCTCAATTGGATCTTTTGGTGTTTTTACAACGGAAGATCCAGGCTTATTAAATTCAGGTTCAATCCTGCCAGTAGGCGGTCTTTGATTGACATCCATCAAAGGTTCAATCTTTGGCGTTTCAACTTTTGGTTCTGCCATTCTGTCGCTTAACGACTTAAACCCAGAATAGATAGATTTACCCGCACCAGCACCAGCCAAAGCTACAGCTTCTACAGGCACTTGTTGCAAAGCACTAAGTTCTGGCTTTTCAGTAGTGCCTTCAACATTTCTACCAAAGTGAAGTTGAGCAACTTGAGGGTTGAAATTCTTTTCAAGAAAACTTTTTACTTGTTAATCCGGTCGTCCAATAGCCTTTTGTTGTTTAACAAAAGCATCTATGTCGTATTCAAGAGAACCTGTTGCCATAATGATTCCTTATCTTGCGGAAGGCGGTTGACGCTTAAATTCTTTTATATCGTCAAAAACTAAAGGAGCAAGTTTAGCTGGAGGCGGCGTAGATCCAGTTGGCCCCTTTTTGGGAGTTGATGCCGGAGGAGCCATGGGCTTGTTTTCCTCCCTTACTGTTTCAGCGGCTTTAGGTTCATTTGGCATGGTCATTGGGCCACGCTTCAAAATGTCTCTAGTTCTTTTGCTGTAATCTTTTTGAAGATTTAAGTAATCAGGAGTTTTAACAAAGTTTGCTTCTAACTCATTAGGCCCAGGCGCATCGTCAGGGGCATAATTCTTCATCATTTGTTTTCTGTAATCAACAAACAATTGAGAAGCTACAGCGTTAAATTCGCCTTGAACAGATTGAATTTCACCACGGGCGGCTTGATCTTTTACATTGAAAGCAGATGGCGTAACCAAAAAGCTTGGCTTGCGTCCATGCTCTGCAATAAGATCATTGTTTAGCTTTTCTAAGTTGTAAGTTAAGTCAATTGCACGATCAACTTTCAACTTTTGCTCTGGCTTCAATCTTTTGTACAACTCAGATTTAGCAAAATCTTCTTGCGTTTGAGTGTATTGTTTTTCAAGGTCAGTTCGGCTGTTTCTGCTGACTTGTTTTTGATCAAGATCAGTTAAGCTTGCAGTTTCATTTTTTTCATTTCTAAATTTGCCGCCACCTTCAAATCTCCAAGTGCCATTACCAAGCGCACCACTAATGCCCTTGTCAACAATATCTCCAGCTTTACGACCATTTTGATCGGTCCATGATTTCAAGCTATCAATGCTTGCACTATTGGATTCTGTTTTACCAGATGTGCTAGTTGAAAACTCAAGCATCTTGTTTCTGATTTCATCAGGGATGTCTTGCATTTCACTAAACAGTTTTTGACGTTCAGTTTCCATGCTATACCGTTGTGGCGCTGATGATGCATAAGCATTGGTAACTGCTTCGTTCTTTTTGAGCGCGGCAATATTTACGGCTTGATTTTCTTTTTTGGTTATAAAACCAATTGTCTTTTCACGTTCAGTTTGACCACCCCCACGGGCGGCATATTCTTCTTTAGATATTTCTCTGCCAGTGCCAAGTTCAATAACCTTAGATTGTTCTCCAAGTTCATTGACATACTCTTCTAGAGGTCTACCCTGGTTGTCATAAGTAATTACTTTTTTGATTTGACCACCAGTGATCATTCTTCGTGCGCCATCTTTGTCGCCCATGACGGCTAACATTAATGCGTCTCCCCATTGAGGACTATCTTTTACTGTTTTCCAAGTATTGGCGACAGCTAAACGGCCTTCAGGTGTAGCAATGCCACCAGCTTTTTCAATGGGAGAAATGAAGTTATCAAACTCTTTGCTAGTCTTGTAGATTAGATCTGCCGCCCTCATAGCCGCAGTAGAAGAAGGAGTGCCCCAAGTATTTTTGGCAACTTCAACCAAAGCAATTGGGTCCCTGGCATCTATTCCGTCCTTGTAATCCTTGTCTGGATTAGATGGCTTGACAACAGGTTCAGCAATAGCAACAGGATCTGGCAACACAATGCCAGGAGCCATTGGCAACGGGTTTTTAGTATTGCCTTGCTCTAATGGGAGAGGAGGTGGTATAGCCGCCATGATGTTTCCTAGTTTTAAGCAAAGAGCGCCATTAACGACTTAATAGCATCCATAGATCCACCACCATCAGGCATTGCTGGATATGCTGGCATTAAAGGCGCTATAGGTGCTTGAGTCATTTGAATTGGCATTTGATCCATTTGAGGATTTCTGGTTTGCAATTGATCTGGACTTGATTGATATCCAGATGTTTTGTTACCCCAAAGATCATTGTTTGTTTTGTCTACATCTTCAATGGTAGGCGCAGGAGGAGGTCCAGCAGGCTGTGGCATAGGCGGGACAGCAGATTGTGCATAATTTGCAGTGTTGATATTAGCTGGATTTATTCCTATACCACCCATTTTTGGCATTCCATAATTAGGCGTTACGGAATAGTCTGGTGGCTTAATTGAACCACTTGGAGATGTACCTCCATCTTTGCCTTTAATGGAGTTATTAAGAAATTCTCTAATGCCTGTTTTGTCCACCAGGGCACCAAGAGCATATTGCTTTAAAGCGGCTAATGGACTTTCAGATGTGCTAATACTGTTCCAATCTTGGAACTGTAATCCCGGCATGTATTTATCAGCCATATTAATTCCTTACCATTTAAAGCCCTTGCTAGACCCACCGCCAGACGTTGTACCGCCCTGTGTGCCAGCAAAGTTAGGTGTCGTAGATTGTTGAGGTGTACCAAAGATCACGGATGCATATTTGGAATAAATATCTTGAGGTGTCCCAGCAAACCCAATCCTTGATGCGGCAGACTGTTGTGCGCCAGAAAGGTTCTGACCACCCAGAGTAGCCAGTTGTTGTGCGGCGGCGGCTTTGTTAGCCTGTACACCAGCACGGGCGGCGGCGGCGGCAGTGGCTTGGCGTTGCTCTTGCAAACTACCAATGTTCTTGCTAGCCAAAGCGGCCCTAGAAGAACCCAAAGCACCAGCACCACCATACCCAGCCACCTGTTGGTTGACTAGATCACGCCCAGATTCAATGCCAGACAGCAACGCAGAGTTAACTTGTTGTTGCTCATACTGAGGGTCAAACAGCGATTGCAGGCCTCTAATACCGCTTGTAAGGGCACCAGCACCAGTACGTTCTTGCAAAGCACCTGATCGACCAGCAACATCCATTGCAGTCCTGGCGGCAGTTTCAGCGGCAGGAGCAGTTCGTCCATAGACATTCTTAGCACCACCAATGGTTTCTTGGTAAGCCGGGAAAGCTGTGCCAGTCAAAAATTGGGTTTGTGCGCCAAGTAGTGCTTTCTGTTCAGGGGTCATCTGAACAGTTGTGGTTTGGTTACTAGAACCTGATGATTTACCGCCACCCATAATTAGCCACCTTTCCCTTTCCCGCTACGTTGAGCAGGTGCAAGTTGTTGAGATGCATTATCCCACTGAGGAATAGTATTTGCATAGTTATTTGGCTGGCCCATCCTGGGTTGCCCAGATGTGGCTGAGTTGGTAGATGAACCTTTACCGCCCATAGTGCCGTCAGGGGGGGAATATTGGGCATTGGTTTGACGAAATGGTGAGGAGTTATACATCTCAGGGGTATCCACACCACCTGCAAAACCACCGTCCATTTGAATATCAGCCCGTCCCATGCTGTCTGTTTTAAACGCAGGTGTCTGTGGAGCAAAGGTTCTTCCTATGGAATCACCCATTCCACCTTTGCCAGATGATGGAGCAGGTTGACTTGCTTGTGCTTGCTGTACTTGTGATGAAAATCCACCCATGATGTTTCCTTATGGTGAGGTAGGCCACAAAACATTTGTGGGGTAACCTGATTGCTCTGTGATATCTCTTAACGCTTGTCTATATTGTGCCCAAGCATCTTTGGTTGCCTGCGGTACATCTGGAAGTTGTGTCCAGTCAGATGCCGCCAATAATGCATTGCGTTTGGTGGTTATCTCAACTATCAAATCTTCAATAGACAAATCCCATGTTTCTGTTTGAAAGTTAAATATATAACTGTCCCCAGGTTTATCTGGGTATGTTTTGATAATGCCATCTTTGACATAATTATCAATTCCAGCTATGCCATACACAAAGTTTTGACCTTGAGTCATTGCATCAACATCGCTATCAGGAATGGTAAAACTACCAGTCACCCGGCCATCATTATCGTAAGTAGTAATGTTTTTCATTTAAACCTTTTTAGAAGTGTTATAAAAAACACAGCGCCTCTATATCCAGTTGTATTAAAACCAAATAATTGAATCCTTGTTTGAAATGAATTTGCTCCAGATGTCATTGTGTTTTGAAATGAAACAGGCATTGGCGGTTGTGCGCCTCCATTTGCCACAATACTATACGCTTCTGAAGTTGGATTTAACGTATTCCAATACAAGCTTACGCCAGCACCAGCGCCAGGGGAACCTAATGGAATTCCAACTATTTGAGCAATGTATGTTCCCGCCGCAGTTGCTGTAAAATTTACAGTTGCTGTGTAATCGTTTGTTGCTGTATTTACAAAAAAATATTGACTAGACGTAGTTACCGCATCATTAATAATATTGCCCGTGGTAACAATTTCACCGTTGACAGTTAATGCAGAGTTATTCCAGTTAATATTATTGGTTGCGTTACCAACAACCATCCGACCATCAGAATATATATGCGCTCCAGTACCAGTCATGGTGGTGCCAGAAATAGCAGGGCTACTACCAATAGAAAGGTCACCAGCAGTTACAGTTCCTAAATTGGCTGATATAGCCGACAATTGGCTAACACTTAGCTTGTCTGATGTAATGGTATTTTGAACAATCAAACTGCCAGTAATATAGGTTTGGAATAATGTCCAAGAAGTTACATAACGGTAAACAACGGCATTATTGCCAGCGTTATAGCTAACAGTACATATATCCCCGGCAACAGGATCTCTGCCCAGCAAAGCATTAACTTCTGCATTTGTCGGGACACTTGAATCATTTGGGGTCCTTGTAATAACAAAAGTAGCCGCTCCAGGCGCACCATTTACTCCGTTTGTGCCGTTAGTCCCGTTAACACCATTGGCCCCGTTATACGCAATAGCACGTATGGCGTAGCTAGTATTTGTCCAATCAAGGAGAGATGTAGTTGTCGTGGCGGTCACATTCAAGGGGATTGTGATCTCCCAAAGGTAGTTGCCTGCCGTAGTATTGGTAGGAGGCTGTGTAGCCCACAAAGTAGGCGCTGTATAGGCACCAGTACTCCAAGTGTATGTAGAGGTCGTTGAGGGCCTTGTAGGGGGCACTGATGAGCCTGTCCACAGATAGATAGACGGGAATGCCGACATTACTCCGTTAGCCCCGGCAATGCCTGGGACACCATCGTAAACAACGGGCAAAGTAACTGTCTTGCTGATTGGGCTTAACAGGTTAGAACCATTAACGGTCAGCGTTACTGTTACTCCAGTAGATACAGATGTGGGAGTAACAACTATGGATGCTGTTGAACCAGTAGTTGGAGTGGCTCCAGATATTACCCAAGCATATGTTGGGGAGGTCACATTCACCAATATGGCTGACAAAGTAGCCGTAGTTGGAGTAAATGCCCCACCAGGATTTTGAGCAAAGCTGGTGTACCCAGATATATCAATTGATGATCCAGCAAGACCATCAGCGCCAGGATCTGCAAATACAAGTTGGAGCCTAGCTACAGATGCTTGAGTAACAACACCCAGGCTGTTTTTATATCTAACTGGGACGTTGATATATGCAGGGCTGGCAGACATTGCTGTCGGTATAGGCCACAAAGCATAATCCCCACCATCAGTTGGGTTGCCAATCGTTATATTGGTGTAGGAGATATCTCCATTACCAGTAGTAGATGAGTTACCAATACGCCAAGAGTTATTGACAAACCCCACATTACTGTCTGTCTGTGCGTCAGTAAATGGAATAACAACGCCGCCATCAGTAGAAAACATTACTGGGTTGAC